CATCAACGCCGTGCTCGGCGACTGGCAGAAGGTCGGCCCAAACTGCCGCACATGTGGCAGGACCAAGGCCAACTGTGACGCAGAACCGCGGGCCTGCTGTGAAGTGTGCCGCGAGAACGGGCATGGTTAAGCCCAACCAACCCCTCTCGGTTCCCAACCGAAGCGCCACCTGCCCCGTAAAGGGAGTTTCGCCATGTCACTGGCCGCTCGATCAAAAACCCCGCCAACCCTCGCGCAGCCCGGCACACCATGCTCAGTGGGTCGCCTGCTCGCAGAGCTGCCCAAGGCTGAGGCCGGTGGGTTGCGCGAGATGCTCGATGCCCCCTGGCGCGTCTGGCCCCACTCGGAGATCGAGAAGGCGCTAGAGGCCGAGGGTCACCGCTTCGGGCAAGGGCAGGTTGGCAGGCACCGCCGCAAGACATGCCGGTGTGCCGATGTCTCTCGCTGAGAGGGCGCGGACCACCCCCATCAACCCCGCCGTCCGCAACCGCATCCTGATCCTCGACGTCGAGCGCGTGGACGGCATCACCCAGCAGCACTACTGGGACCGCGGCGACCTGCAGAAGCGCTACATCCACCACGACACGGTCATCCGCGAACCACGCACCATCATCGTGTGCGCCAAGTGGTACGACCAGCCCGACGTGATGCGCTTTGCCGAGTGGGACAAGGGCGGACGTGGCCCATTCCTCCGCAGCGTCTATGCGCTCATGGCCGAAGCAGACATCATCGTCGGCCACCACCTCGACACAGCCGACATCCCCTGGCTCAAGGGCGACTTCTACCTACCCCGCATCGGTCACACCCACCGGCCCAACCTCAAGCCACTACCCCCGTTCAAGACGGTCGACACGCTCAAGGTTCTACGCCGAGAGCTCAAGAGCGGCGCCCCCTTCAAGTCGCTCGATGCGATGTGCAAGATCCTGGGGCTGCCATCCAAGACCGACGCCTACGATCGTGAGCGCATGGAGCGTGCGGTCGGAGGATCGATTGAGGATCGTGAGCGACTGACGGACTACTGCGAGGGCGACGTCATCGCAACCCAGTGGCTGTACGACTGGGAACGTCCGCACATCAAGAACCACCCCGCCTTGTTCGTTGACGGACAGTCCAAGCTCGACACCTGCCGTGCGTGTGGCAATGAGACCAAGCCCATCGGTAAGCGGTATGTGGCCGACGTGTTCACGTACACCATGCAGCGATGCGGGACCTGTGGTTGGCATGGCCGGCTGAGCATCGAGCCTGAGCGCATGAGCATGGTGCGAGGCGTGTGATGATCCACCCGAACGAACCACCCCTCACGCCCGAGTGGTCACTACCCAGTCGCTGCACCTGTGAGTGTGGGTGTGCGTCACGAGGGCCCATCGCTGAATGGTGGGCTGACCCGCGTCGTGCATGTGGATGCTGCCTCGGCTCATGCCCGCTGTGTACCCACGCTGTCAACATGCCGCTGCTGTGGCATGGCGATCAAGGCTAGGGCTTCATGGGTGCGGCAGGTAAGCCCGACCCTTACGGCTCGGCCCATCGACGAGAGCGCGATCGTTGGCGCCCGGTCGTGGCATCAGGTCAGGCGTACTGCACTGAGCTTGTGTGTGTGATGCCCGATCGTTGGATAGAACCCGGCGTGTCATGGGATCTGGCCCACGACCGCGAGCTTGGCGGCTACCTCGGACCCAGCCACTCGACGTGCAACCGCGCTGAAGGTGGACGGCACAAGCATGAGCGGGCTCGGACTCGCAAACGCTGGGTGTTGTGACCCGGGGGCACCCCAACGACGCAACACAGGGCACCCCCGCCACCCCTGATCGCGTTCTTTCGCACACACACCACAAATTTTCCACACCACCGCGGGGGTGATCGCCATGGCCGCACGCAAGCCGCTACGCGCCGTCGCTCCGGACGAGAAGCCCGCTCGAGCGAAGACGATCACCGAAGCGGCAGACGCAGGCACCCAGCGAGAACTTCTGTCGGCTATGCGCACCCGAATCGCGAAGGCTGTAGAGGACTCGAGCACTCCAGCCCGCGACTTGGCCGCACTCTCCCGCCGGCTGCTTGAGATTGCGAGGGAGATCGAGGCGATCGACTCTCGCGCAGGAGGGGATGACCTTGGCGACGCAGCCAGCACCCCCGACGACCAGTTCGACCCCACGGCTCTCTGAGGTAGCGCGCCACCTGGTGCTCCCTAAGGGCATCATCACCACGGGGTTCCCCGCCGTGCGCGAGACGTGCCTGCAGCTCAAGATCGTGTTCGACCCATGGCAAGAGGGCGCCGGCTCGGCGATCCTCGGCAAGCGTTCAGATGGGCTGTACGCCGCCGACGCGATCGTGCTGAGCATCCCCCGTCAGGTCGGCAAGACGTTCCTGATTGGCGCCATCATCTTCGCGCTGTGCCTGAACACCCCAGACTCGCTGGTGTTGTGGACGGCGCACCGCTCCCCCACCGCGAACGAGACCTACCAGTCGATGAAGGCGATGTGTCAGCGCCCTGAGTTGGCGGCACACATCGAGTCTGCGTCGGCCCCCGCGGGCAATGGCGTTATCAAGTTCCACAATGGGTCGCGAATCCTCTTCGGTGCTCGCGAGCAGGGTTTCGGGCGAGGTATCCCGAAGGTCAGCATCGTCGTGTTCGACGAGGCGCAGATCCTCACCCAGAACGCGCTGGACGACATGATCCCCGCGACCAACCAAGCGACCAACCCGCTCATCATCTACGTCGGCACGCCACCCAAGCCGACCGACCCTGGCGAAGTCTTCACATCCCTGCGCCGCGAGGCGTTGGCCGGCGACTCGGCAGACACGCTCTACATCGAGATCGCCGCCGACTCCGATGCTGAGCCGACCGACCGCGAGCAGTGGCGCAAGATGAACCCCTCCTACCCGAAGCGCACGTCGGCCCGCGCGATCCTGCGCATGAAGAAGAACCTCTCACCCGAGTCGTTCCGCCGCGAGGCTATGGGCATCTGGGATGAGCTCGCCAAGTCCTACGCCTTCGGCGCCGGGGCGTGGGAGTCGTGCTCGCTCAATGAAGACCCTGGGCCAGTTGTTGACTCGATCGCCTTGTCGGTATCGATGGATCGCAAGTTCTCTTCCATCGGAGCCGCGGGAACACTAGACGACAAGCTGCTAGTCGGCGCCGTGGCTCGGCGTGAGGGTACGGGGTGGCTCGTGCCAGAGGCGTGGCGAATCCACCAGGAGCGCGGCGCCCCGGTCGTGGTCGCTCGCTCGGCCGCAGACCTAATCCCCGCACTCGAGGCCGTCGGCTTTGTCGCCAATCGCTCGCTCATCATCGCGAGAGCCGGAGACACCCAGGACGCCTGCGCCCAGATCTACGACCGAGTCCAGCAGCAGACGCTCGCCCACGCCAAGCATGCCGACCTTGACGAGTCGGTGTATGGAGCTCACCGCCGCAACGTGGGTGACCGATGGGTGTGGGACCGCAAGAACTCCGAGACCGATGTCTCCATGCTCGAGGCCGTGACGCTCGCCGTATGGCAGGCGGCATTGGTGACCGAATCTGAACGCGACTTCTGGGGGGCGATCGGATGAAGCGGATCTGGCTGACGTATGCGGCCGGCGTGTGCGCCGGTTCCGCGGCTGGCTTCTGCTCTCCGCTTTGGTTCCTCGGCTTCATCCCCTTGAGTGCCGGCCTCGTGTGGGCCGCCTATGACCTTGTGGAGGTAACGAATGACGAGCCTTCGTCAGCTCCGCAACGGTGACGACCCGTCCCGCAATGGGTGGGATGACGTGCAGTCGTGGATCAACATGGCGGGCGCGCAGTTCCCCGTTCATCAGACGGGCCTGAGTGGCGCGTCACCACTGCCCAGTGGCGAGGACTTCACGTCGATCTACAAGTCGAACGGCATCGTCTTCGCGTGCATGGCTGTCCGTCAGCGCGTGTTCTCGCAGATCACGTTCCGCTTCGCCGGGCTGAACAACGGCAAGGTCGGCAACCTGTTCGGCGGACCGGAGATCGACATCTTGTCGAAGCCGTGGCCGGGTGGCACTGCTGGCGACCTCGCATCTCGGATGATTCAGGACGCCGACACGAAGGGCGCCTTCTTCGGCGTCCGGTCTGGCGATCGGATCTACCGTCGTGACCCGCTGAAGATGAGCGTCATCCTGAGCGGCGATCCCGCGCAGGATGAGTTCGTCGACATCCTCGGGTATGCCTACCGCCCCAAGGGCAAGGATGGCCCGCTCTACACGTACATGCCGCACGAGATGTGCCATTGGACGCCGCTCCTCGACCCTGACGCGCCGTATGCGAAGGGCATGTCGTGGATCACCCCGATCCTGCGCGAGATCCGTTCCGACAATGCGGCCACCGACCACAAGGCGCAGTTCTTCGCGAACTCGGCCACCCCGAACATGGTGGTGAAGTTCCCGCCGGACGTCATGAACCAGGAGCAGTTCGACCGCTTCAAGGCGAAGATGGAGTCGGAGTACGCGGGCGCCGGCAAGTCCGGCAAGACCATGTACCTCGCACCCGGCGCTGACGTCGAGGTGGTCGGCAAGGACTTCGCACAGATGGACTTCGCGAACACGCAGGGTCGCGACGAGACCCGCATCGCTTCGGCCGCCGGCGTCCCCGCCGTGATCGTCGGGCTGAAGGAGTCGCTGGCCGGCTCATCGCTGAACGCCGGCAACTACGGCGCAGCTCGCCGCCAGTTCGCTGACGGCACCATGAGCGACCTCTACCGCAGCGCGGTCGGCGCCTTGGAGACCATCGTCCCCGCCCCGCAGACCAAGGGTCCAGCGAAGCTCTGGTTCGACATCTCGCAGGTGCCCTTCTTCCGCGAGGACCGCGGTGACGCGGCAACCATCCAGCAGACGCAGGCCGCAACGATCAAGTCCTACATCGACGCCGGGTTCGAGCCTGCGTCGGTCGTGGCCGCCGTCGAAGCCGAAGACCGCAGCCTACTCAAGCACTCCGGCCTGTACTCCGTGCAGCTCCAGCCCGCAGGCACACCGCCACCCACAGGAGGGGCGTCATGACCGAAACCATGCTTACCCGCAGCGTCGCCTTCGAGCAGCGCGCGGACGACGACGGAGATGGGCTGACCCTCGACGGGTATGGCGCCGTGTTCGGATCACCGACCCGCATCGACTCGTGGGAGGGCGTGTTCGACGAGGACATCGCCCGCGGCGCGTTCAAGAAGTCGCTGGCCGAGCGCACCCCCGTGCTGCAGTTCGACCACGGCCGACACCCAATGGTGGGCTCCATCCCCCTCGGCTCGTTCGACTCCCTGCGCGAGGACGCCAACGGCCTGCATGTCGTGGCCCGCCTGCATGACAACTGGCTGGTCCAGCCCGTGCGCGACGCGATCAAGTCACAGGCCATCCCCGGCATGTCGTTCCGCTTCTCCGTCGTCAAGGACGAATGGCGCGACGCGGCCGGGAAGCTCGTCAGGGGCGATGAGATCGAGCGCCGCCTGATGGCGTCGAACTCGGCCAACCCCGAGACGATCATGAAGCGGACGCTCAAGGAAGTCCGCCTCTACGAGGTTGGCCCCGTCGTCTTCCCGGCCTACGCCGACACCAGTGTCGGGGTCCGCTCCAGCGAGATCCTGACACTCCTCTCAGACCCCCAGGCGCGCGCCGAGTTGGCCCGCGCTCTGGTCGGCACTCCATCCGAACCGAGTGGCGCCGAAGGGGCGCCCGGTGACGAACGAGCCGCCTCCCCCGTCGAGGAGCCGCCCACCCCGGCACTCCCCGGCAAGCCCGTTCCATCACCCGCTGCGCGCGCCCGCGCGCTGCTACTCGAAAGCGAGATGTCATGAACATCGACACCCTGCGAGGCGAGATCGAGGCGCTCGACGCCGAGATCCGCGCCCTGCACCAGACCGAAGAGGGCGAGCTCCGCGAGTTCACGCCCGAAGAGCAGGAGACGTTCGACGCCAAGCGCGCCGAGCGGGCCTCCAAGGTGGCGCTGCTCCAGCGTCACGAAGAGATCGAGAAGGCTGCGGCGCTCCCCGAGCGCACCGTCACCCCCACCGCGCCCGCCGTCCACGTGACGCGCGACGCCATGGAGGTCATGGAGGACCGGACCTCGACCCGTCGCCAGCTCGAGGACGCCGCGATCCGGTCTCTCGAGGGACAGGACGTCGAGCCGGAGAACCTGGCCCACGTCCACAAGGTGCTGAAGGCCCACTCGCGCGACCGCGCGTGGATCGACAGCATGATCCTCCGCTCGACCGACACCTACGCCTCGGCGTGGCTGAAGATGGTCAAGGGCCGCGAGTTCGCCCTGACCTCCGAGGAGCGCACCGTTCTCGGTGTGTCGACCAACGCGAACGGCAAGTACCTCCTGCCGACACACCTCGACCCGACCATCATCCTCACGTCGGCGCTGTCCGGCAACGAGATCCGCAAGCTCGCCCGCGTGGTCACCCTGACCGACGGTCAGCCCTCGTGGAACGGCATCACGTCCTCCGGCGTCACCGCGTCGTGGGATGGCGAGGTCGTGGAGGTCAGCGACGACAGCCCGACCTTCGGGCAGCCGTCGATCCCGACCGAGCGGGCGCAGGCGCTCGTGCAGGCCAGCATCTCCGCGGTGGAGGATATCTCCGACCTCGGCAGCGACATCATGATGATGTTCGCGGACGCCAAGGACCGGCTCGAGGGTGCTGCTCACGCCAACGGCGCGGGCACCAACGACCAGCCGACCGGCGTCTTCGCCGCGGTGGCTGCGGTCACGGCCTCCCGCGTGGTCTCGACCACGGCTGCGACCATCGGCCTGGTGGACCTCAACTCGGTCTACACCGGGGTTCCGGCTCGCTACCGCCGCAACTCGACGTGGGTTGCCAACCCGCTCTACAGCGTCGCGATCAAGACGCTCGGCACTGCCGTGTCGGCGTCCTTCTCGGGTGACCTGCGCGAGCCGACCGCCGGTCGGATCCTGGGTCGGCCGTTCGTCGAGTCCGACGACGCGCCCACCACGCAGACCACGACCGC